TCAAGCGGCCAGCGCCACGGCGGGTTCATCCGCCAGTGCCTCGGCATCCTCCGGGGCGTCATCCTGCGCCTGCGGTTCTGCCTGCGTGGCTTCCTGCGTGCCTTCGGTGGCGAAGATGGCGGGCATCCATCCGGTTCCATCCGCCAGCCGCTCGGCTTCGCTGGCAATGTCGGCCTTCTTCAACTTCGCCAGCCGGGTGACGTGCGACGGTGCGAACTGCTCAACGGCTTCCAGAATCGCGGCCTTCGGCACATGCCGGAAATAACCTTCATTGGATGGCTTCCACCACGCGGCCATGTCCAGCCCCACGGCCTGCGCCAGTTCTTCGCCCGGCTGCTGCCGCGTGGTGCGGGGTGTCACCACGTCCACCGTGACGGCCACGCATACCGCCAGCAGCCGCACCAGTTCGTCTTGCGACTTCGCCAGCAGCGCGGCGAACAGTTCGGCGCTGTCCTCGGGCAAGGCTTCGCCCGCCACCTGTTGCAGTTCGCGCAGCGCCACGGCGGCGGGCGATTCCGGCCAGTCCGGGGCCATGCCTTCCAGCCGGTCTTGCACTTTCAGGCTCACGCCCAGCGGCAGATCGTGGCCGTAGTGGCTTTCCTGCAAAACGGTCTGCACCATGCCATGCACCAGCGCGGCCAGCGCCACTTGCGGATGCCGTGCCACTTCGATTTGCAGCGCGGCGGTGCGATGGGCGCTCAACCGTTGCGCCAGCCGGTCGGACATGGCGGCGGTCTTGGGCTGCCCTTCGCTGTCTCCGTCTTCGCCTTCGTCGTCGTTCACGGCATCCTCGCCGCTGAAACCTTGGCGCAGGCGTTCCAGCGTGCGCAGCGCCTTGGCCTCGGCCTCGCGCAGCAGGCCGCAATGGATGACGGCCTGCCCGTTGCGGTCGATGGTGACGATGGCACCGGCTGCGGCCTTCACGGTCGGGCTGTAGTCCTGCAAGCCATCTTCCAGCGCCTGCAACTGCTCGCCCACGGCTTCGCCTTCTTCCTGCAAGGCATCGGCCTTTTCCTCGTCGTCGACGTCCAGCGCGTCATCCACGGCTGCGGCCAGTTCCTGCATCTTGGCTTGCAGCTTTTCGATGCGCTGCGCTTCGCGCTTGGTCGGTTCGCGCCGCTCCCTCGGCGCACGCTGGAAGGCGTGCAGGTCGGCATGGGTCACGCCCGGCGTGGCATCCACCCATGCCCAGCCTTCGGCCTTCACTTCGGCGGCGATGCCCGCCAGCCGGTCTTGCGCCAGCCTGTCCAGCAACGCAGCATCGGTCAGGTACACGCCCGCGTCACCTTCGGCGAACAGGTCACGGCGCACGCCACCGCCTGCGGCCTCGTAGGTGTCCAGCCCGACGAAGCGCACCAGCGGATGCCGGTAGGCGTCGATTTCCCTTTCGGTGAGGCGGTCGCGCAGCGCGGACGGCTGGCGTTGCCATGTTGGCGCATCGTAGAAGGCGACTTCCTGCGCGGTGTGGTCGTCGGTGATGGCCAGGGCCATCAACTGGTCAAGGCTCACGGCTTCGGCGCGGTAGTCGGCCAGCAGGCGGGGCGATACGTTCGCCAGCTTCAAGCGGCGCTGCACCACCAGCGGGGACACGCTGAAATCCGCTGCAATGTCCTCGATGGGTCGGCCTTCGGCCACCAGCGCGGCGAATGCCTCGAACTGGTCTGCCGGGTGCATCGCTTCGCGCTGCACGTTCTCGGTGAGGCTGGCCGTGCGGGCGGTGCCATCGGCCACCAGCAGGCAAGGCACCTCCCATTCCTTGCTGATGCGGTGCTTCTTCGCCAGCAGCTTCAACGCGGCCAGCCTGCGGCCACCGGCCACGACTTCGTAGTGCTCGCCATCGGCGGATGCAATCACGATCAGGTTTTGCAGCAGGCCCACGCGCTGGATGCTCGCGGCCAATTCGGGGATGGACATGCGCGGGGTCTTGCGCACGTTGCGGCCCGTGGGGCGCAGCACCAGCCGCGACAGCGGAACCAGAATCAGGTTCTTGGTCGGGTCGGCGGCTTCCAGCGGGACAGCGGCGGCGGTGTTGACGGCGCGGGCTTCGGTGTAGGTGATGGCGTTCATGGTGGTTCTCCAATCAAGTGAAACAAGGGAATGGAGGGGAAACCGCCCCTCCGGCGGGTGAAACATCGGAAGGGGTCAGGCTTTCAACTGGCGCAGGCCATCGGCCAGCATCCAGAGGGCGCGGTTCAGGCGCACATCGGAATCAATGCCCTGCACCGGGCGGGTTTGCTGGCGGCGTCCGTTGGCGCTGCGGCCATGCAATCCGCCTTTGGTCAGGTTTTCTTGCGTGCGGTTGAACACGCTCCACAAGTCCGGGCGGCGGTCGTCGAACCGGCGCGGCATCAGGATTTGCGATTCGGTGATGGGCGCGGGCTTGTTGTCGGTGGGGTCGTACTTGAGGGCCAGCGCGGCGCGGGCGAACACTTCGGCCTCGCCTTCGTCCAGCGTGATTGCGCGCATGGCATCGCGGGAATCCTTCACCCGGTCGAAGCCGCGCAAAACTTCGTAAGCGCCTTCGATGACGTGCCCGGAAACGTCGCCCTTGTGGGGCACGCGCACATCGGCCACGGTGTCGCCGCACACAAGGCCATTGCTGCACACGAACCGGAACATCCCGGCCAGCATCTGATAGCTGCTCGTGCCATCGTGCGAGTTCAGCAGCACGATTTCATTGGCCTCCGCGCCGTTGATCTGGCTGGCGTGGCGCAGGCGAATCATGTGCTTGGTGTGCTCGCGCTTGCCTTCGTCGCGCACGCGGGTTTGCGTCACCATGAAGGGTTGAAACCCCTCTTTGCGAAGCTCGGTCAGCACGGCAGCGGTGGGGATGTAGGCGTACCGCTGCGAACGGCTTTCATGCGGCGCGTCCGCGAAGATGGACGGCGCTACGCGGTGAATCTGGTCATCGGACAGCGGGTAGTCGCTGCGCAGCGAGGGGGAACGGGAAGCGAATCGGGATGCGAGTTGCATTTCATTTCTCCTGACAAAGAAAAAAGGGTTTGCTGTTCACACCGCACACCGGATTCCTAGATTCGGAGCCCAGCCTTTCGGCTGTTTGGTGCGGTCGGCGAGAGGAACCCGGTTGGCCCTGTTGCCACCGTCTTTCCTGAGTTCATCGCCCGCGACGGTCAGGAGCGCGCGAACGTGTGCCGTCAAGGAGGCAAGCGCAGGGTTGGTGCGGCCCGCAGGCGCAGCCGAGGACACGGCCCTGCGCGCCTTGACGGCACACGGGCGCGGGCTACAGTCGCGGACAAGGTGATGAAGTCAGGGGAGACGGCTGGACATGGCAACGGCCTTCCCCTTGCGCTGACCGCACGGCAAGCGAAGCGCGCAGGCCCGAAGCTGGAAGCCGGGCCGGAGGCGTCAGCCGAGCGGAGCGAGGGAACGATGGAAGCCCGACAGGGGCGAAACCCCGAAGGGGGTTTGATGCGCTACGCGCACGACAGCGCGACCGGCCATCTCCCAGGTGGCCGGGGACGCCCAGCCTTCAAGGTTCGATGAGCACCAAGCGCACTACGCCCCACACATCGGGAAGCGGGTTCTGCTGTGGCTGCGGATTTCTGGCCGATCCGGCGCAGCCGGTTCGGCGGTCTTTAGGGGTGCCAAGCCTCGCGCGGCGGGGATAGCCCGCAGGGCTTTCCCCTGGAGGCAAGCGCAGCGCGCAGCGCCCCGGAAGGGGCGCGAAGGCATCAGGCCGAGTCGTCAGGGCGCAGGCTGGATTGCGCAACCGGCATCCACGGCGCTGACGAATCGAGGTAGTAGCGCATACCGCGCGCATACAGCCCCGAAGGCTCGGTCGGGCGGTAGAACCCGTTGATGCAGCTACGGAACTGCACGCCGTATTCGTTGGTGTAGATCACCGCGTCACCGATCTTGCAGCGCAGCGGCTGGCCGTTCTCCGGCGCGAACGGCTTGAGCGCATCATGCTGCGCGGTGATTTCGATGATGTAGTCGTGATGGCTGCTCATGGCATTGATCTCCTGTGATGGTCGAAAAAGCGCAAGGAGCGCCTTGCGGCGCTCCAAGGGCGAAGTCAGACGACGATTCGCCCGGCCAGCCGCGCATCACGCGCATAGCCGCTTAGACGCTTCTCTGCCCGGAAAGACAGGTCGCGCTCGATCGGCAGGCCCAGCCCGCCGCGCACGCTCGCCAGCTCGTCCAAGCTGACCCAGCCGATTTCCGGCTCCCCCAGGCCCAGGTCGCAAAGACCAAAGGCGTGGTCGTGGTCGTCTGGATCAATCTCGGTCAGCAGCCAAGTCGCGCCGCCGTCCGGCGTGAACAGCTTGACCACTGGAGCCGGATCGAAGTCCGGGTTCTCCAGCGATGCGCGGCCGTTGGCCAGCAGCACGATGCGCTGCTCGGTAGTGATGAGTAGGTTGTTCATGGTGAACTCCTGAAAGGTTGCCGGGCGGAATTGCCCGACCCTTCCGGGGCACGGCGCAGCGCAAGCAGTCAGGGGTCAACGACGGCCGCCAGGACGCAAGCGCCATCGGCGCGCAGCCCTTGACGGCGAGAACGCCGTGGCACGATGAAGGGAACAGCAAGACCGCCTCCCTCACACCTCCACGCACCCCGGCTTTCGGCAAGTGCGCAGCACGCGCAGGCCCGCGAGGGCCGGAGTTGCGCCACCAGGCGCAGCAAAAAGGGGCCGAAGCCCCCAAGGTCAAATCAGGCCGCGTTCGGCGAAGGATGCCGTGCTGTTGCCCGCGACGATGACGTGATCCAGCACGCGCACGTCCACCAGCCTCAGCGCCTCATTGAGCCGCTGCGTCAGTACCTTGTCGGCCTGCGACGGCTCGGGATTGCCGCTCGGGTGGTTGTGCGAAATGATGACCGCCGCCGCGTTGTGCCGCAGCGCTTCCTTGACCAGCTCGCGCGGATACACCGATGCGCCGTCGATGGTGCCGCGGAACATCTCGGCGTATTCGATCAACCGATGGTGTGTATCGAGGAACAGCACCGCGAAGACTTCATGCTCGAAGCCGGCCAGCTTGGCGCACAGGTATTCCTTGACTGCCGCCGGCGATGTGAACGACGTACCGCGCTGCATCTTGCGCTCGATGGCCTGGCGCGCGGCGTCCAGAATCTGCTCGGCAGTCGCCAGCAGGTAGCGGCCCTGCGTGTCACGCACCATCAGCGAGGAATCGAACGAGGAAAAGGACAGTTGCGACATGATCGTGCTCCGGTTGCTCGGGCGGAATTGCCCGGAACCGTCGCCAGCACGGCGCAGCGCAAGCAGTCAGGGGTCGCAGACGGCCGCCAGGACGCAAGCGCGCATGGCGCGCGCCGCCCTTGACGGCGAGAACGCCGTGATACGGTGAAGGGAACAGCAAGACCGCCTACACCCCGCCCACTGCACACCCTCGGCTGTTGGGGCAAGCGGAGCGCGCAGGCCCGCCAGGGCCGGAGGCGTCAGTGATGGAAGCCCGCATGGGGCGAGACTCGCGCAGCGAGGCTCGATGCGCAGCACGACAGCGCGACGGCGGAACGCCGGGACGCCCGACTGCTGGGAACAGGACTACCCGCTATCGGTCTTGCGCTGCTCGATCTGCAACTGTGCCCGCTGCGTTGCCTGTTGCAACCGCTCCACCAGCACACCCCTTGGCGGCAAGGCGGTCAGGTACTCGGCGACGTGGATGCCCGACTTGTCCAGCTCCAGCAACTCGATCTGCTCGCGCTTCTTGCCGGTGCAAAGGATGATGCCCAGCGGCGAGGCTTCCTCCGGCTCCCGTTCGTGCTTGTCGAGCCAGCGAAGGTAAAGCTCCATCTGGCCCTTGTAGGCCGCCTTGAACTCGCCGACCTTCAACTCCACCGCCACCAGCCGCCGCAGCTTGCGGTTGTAGAAAAGCAGGTCGAGGTGGAAATCCTCGTCGTCAATCGGGATGCGCTTCTGCCGGGCCACGAAGCTGAAACCTGCGCCCAGCTCCAGCAGGAATGACTCCATTTCACGAATGATCGCGGCTTCGAGGTCGCTTTCCTGCCAAGTGTCACGCAGCCCCAGGAAGTCGAGAATGTACGGGTCGCGCATGACCAGCGCGGGCGACATGCGCTGCGCATCGCGCATCGTCGCCAGCTCCTGCGCGATCATCTCCCCTGGCTTCTGCGACAGCGCCGTGCGCTCGTACAGCATCGAGTCGATGCGCTCGCGCAGCGTTCGCACGCTCCAGCGTTCGGCGCTCGCCATCTGCGCGTAGTAGTCCCGCTGGAGCGGGTCTTTCAGCGGGATCAGGGCGATGAAATGCGTCCAGCTCAATTGTCGTATCAGTGATACGACAATTCGCTCGTCCGGGTAGGCGGCGGCGAACTGCACCATGCGGCGCAGGTTCTTGACCGCGAAACTGCCGCCGTACTCCTTGACCAACTGCGCCGCCAGGGTCAACACCACTTCCTCGCCGTAGTCGGCTCGCCGGCCCTCCAAGACCTGCGTGTGGATGCGCTGGCCGATGCGCCAATAGAGCATCGTCAACTCGCTATTCACCGCCGAGGCGGCGCGTTGCCGCGCCGCCTCGATCAGTGCCCGAATGTCGCCCAGCAGCGCCGAAGGCGCTGCGGGTGACGCTACGGATGCCTTGCGCTGGTTCATGCCGCCACTCCTTCGGCCTGCCGTGCGCCAGTGATGGCCTGGCGTCGGCTGGCCACCAGCTCGGCCGCATCGCGCACCGGCTTGTCCTCGGTGTGGACGTAGTGCATGAACATCGCCACGGTCTTGTGGCCCGTCAGCTTCATGCCTACCTTGGTCGGTACGCCCGAATTGGCAATGTCGGTCGTGGAGCGGTGGCGGATGCCGTGCGTGCCGACATGCGGGACGCCAGCGGCCTTGAGTACCCGGCACCAGCCGCCATAGTGCTCGCCGAAGGTCAGGTGCCGGGCCGGGTCGTTGGGAGACGGCAGGACATACGGGCAACCCTCCCGGCGCGGGGCCGTCGAAAGCAGCCGATGGGCTTCCGCGCTCATGGGCTTGGAAAGGCCGCCGGTCTTGCTGTCGGGCCACACGACGCGGCGATTTTCCAGGTCGATCCAGCTCCATTCGAGCGTGCAGATTTCAGAACGGCGGCCAGCGAACTCGAATTGCAGGCGGATCGCCAGCGGGATGACGTAGTTCTCCAGCCCTTCGGCCTCCAGCTTCTCCAGTTGGCGAAAGATCAGCGCCAGCTCGTCGTCAACGATGAGCCGGGTTTCCTCGCCGGGCGGGAACATCGGAACGTGGCGGCACGGGTTCGTGCCGTCCGGGCGGTAGCCCCACACTTCGGCCAGGTTGAACATCTTGCGCAGCACGCCAAAGGCGTTGTTCGCCTCGGCCGGCTTGTAGGCGAACTTTTCCATCAACGCGGCAATGTCGGGCCGCTTCACGTCCTGCACTTTCTTGCGCCCCAGCACCGGAACGATGCAGCGGTCAATGACGGCCTGGTAGCCGCGCTGCGTGGTGGGCTTGTTGCGCTTCTTGGAGTAGTCCTCCATGAACTTTTTGCACAGCGCCTCCATCGTGGGCGCCTTGCGCGCCTCGGCCTTGGCGCCGCCGGGGTCGCCACCCCGGCGAACCTCGGCCAGCCAGTCCTGCGCCATGACGCGCGCCTGCTCCACGGTCAGTTCCCCGTACAGCCCCAGCGAGGGCTTGCGGGGCTGACCGGCGTTCGTGCGGTACTGGAGCATGAACACCTTGCGGCCCGCTGGGGTAATCTTGCACAGGAAGCCGGGCACTACGGTATCCCGCAGTTCGACGTCCTTGGCCTGGGGTTGCGCCGCCTCTACGGCGGTCTTGGTGAGCTTGATCTTTGCCATGATGACTCCTTGGAACGACCCGGTTCCAAGAGCCACATAGGAGCGGCGCGAGGGGAAACCGGGTCAAGTTTCAGAAAGCACCGGAATATGATGGACGCGCCTAAGTTATTGATAAACCTGCTGTATCGAGCTTCGGCGTAGTCCAGCGAAGTACCGGGCTGGAGTCATCGTCAAACAAAAAAGCCGCCCGAAGGCGGCTTCATGCGGAAATGCGAAGGGCGAGCGCTACTGGCCGCCTGGCGCCTCGAACTTCGAGAACCTCACGACCTCCTCCCCGATCAGCTCATTGACCTGCTGCAGGCGCGCCTGCATTGGCTCCAGTTCCAGGCTGGCCCAGACCGCTGCCGCGTCGCTGATGGATCCGAACCCACCAGCGTTCTGCGGCACCACCCCCATCAGCTGCGGATAGACCCGCAGACCGGCGAGCTGGTCGTCGCGGCTGATGTTCTTGATTGAGCCGAACTCGTCCTTGGCCGCAACCTCGCTGACCGGAATCAATTGGATCCCCTCCTTCTTCCCGTTCGGCGCGTAGACGAACAGGTTGCGGAAATTGCCCGGCCCCTTCGCGGTCTTCAGCGCCGTGCGCAGCGCGTCGATGTCTTCCTCGTTCTGTGCGGCGTCGGTCATGTAGAGGATGAAGCCGGCGTGGCTCCCGTTGTTGTAGTACTTACGCCGGAACAGCGTGGCCGACTCGTTCAGCAGGGCACTCTGCAGGGCGCAGAACCACTCCGGCACTCCGTAGATTTCCTGATTGATGTCGGCCTCGCGCAGCTGGATCACGCTGCCCTTCTCGAATTCGTGCTCATCCTTCCAGCTGCGCACCTGGTAGAACGTCTCCAGATCGGTGCCGCGGCGCATGTACTTGGCCAGCGGCGCCTGCAGCGGCATCCGCGTACCCAGGCGCGAACGAGGCTGCTCGAGGTAGGCCGAGCCGAATGTCAGCCAGTCCAGGGAGAACTGCTCGAACGTCGCCCGGCTGAGCAGGCGGTGCGGGATGAAGGTCTTGGCCAGCATGTTGCGTTTGAACTTCAGGCCCGACTGCAGGTAAACGCTCGACCCCACCGCTTTGGCCAACCCCTCCATGGACAGCGGCGGCTCGTACCACCGCCCGTTCGACCAGCACTCGAGATAGTCGAGGATGCCCCGGCCGTCGAGCACAGGCATCGGATCACCGAAGGTGAACGCCTCGGCACGGCCGACCTGGCGCGGGATGAACTCGCCTTCCTGGGCGGACTGGACTGTAACCGGCTGCTGGCGGCGGTGGCTGCGACGTTTGCTCATCAGAAAATCTCCATGCGCCCGGTATTCGCGGGGGTCTGCCCCTCGAGCGGCTCGTTCTGCAATGCGTGGAATAGCGCCCAGGCCAGATCGGCGTGGCCGGTGTTGTCGTTGCGGCCGGCGGTGTAGGTGAACTGGCGCCCACCGGCCGTGATGGTCTTGCGGATAGCCATCAGCGCCTGAGCCAGATCGGTCCAGCCGGCGTCGAATTCGAGGCGGCCGTTCTTGATCACCGACCAGGCCTTCATGACCAACTGCGTCTTCACCTCAGGCGAGTAGCTGAAGGTGCGCACCCCCGGGAAGAACTGGCGCACCAGTTGCGCGACGCCAGACCCCATGCCGGTGGTGTCGACGCCGATGTAGGTGACCCAGTAGCGCTGGGTCACCTTGCGGATGAATTCGGCCTGCTCGGCGAAGTCCTTGCCGCGGAACTGATGGCGCTCCAGCACGCGGAACTTGCCGCCCGGTACCGCCGGCGGCGCCACCACCACCAGACCCGCGGTGTCGCCCGTCTCGGCGGGGTCATAGCCCAGCCACACCTGGCGATCACCGAACGGCCGCAGCGCGAACGGCTTGTAGTCCTCCGACCACAGGTCCCAGCTATCGACCATGCATGGCTGCAGCATGGTCAGCGGGAAAATGCTCGCGCCGTCGTCGACGAACTGGCACATCAGCAGGTTCTGGAAAGCCTCGGCGTCGTACTCGAGACGCAGCTCGTCGATGTCGAACAGGTCGCAGCCACGGGCCTCGGCATCGAGGATCGTGACGATCTGACGCCAGATGCGGTCCTCGCACAGTCGCCCTTGCTGCAGGGCGTCATGACTTACGTCGATCTTGATGCGATCGGCGACCGGCTTGCCCTTGTTGAAGCGCTCGCCAGTCCAGAATGTGTAGGCCTCATGCGCCATCGAGCTGGGCGTCGAGAAATAGGTCCGCCGGTAGCGCTTCTGCATCGCCATACCGCTGGCGACCTTGTTCAGCTCCTTGAACTTGAACGTCCAGAAGAACTCGTCGAAGTAGAAGTTACCGTGGTAACCCTGGGCAGTCCGCGCGTTGGTACCGAGGAAGTGCAGTTCCGCGCCGTTCGGCAGGATGATCGGGTCGCCCTTCAGTTCGACACCTACCGCATCGCGCGCGAAGGCCTGGATATACGCCTTGAAGATGTGCGCCTGGGCCTTGCTGGCCGACAGGAATATCTGGTTGCGCCCCGTTTCCAGCGCGTCGATCAGCGCCTCGCGGGCGAAGTAGAACGTGGCGCCGATCTGTCGCGACTTGAGAATCACGCGGGTTCGCTGATTGCCCGCGCGGTACCAGTCTTTCTGGTAGTCGAAGCAACCGTCGAGGAAGGCCTCGACCAGCTTCTCGGTCAGTTCCTCGCTGATGTCGTTGCGCTTCGGCTTGCGCTTGGGACCTTCGTTACGCTTGGCAAGCTCGGGGTTCAGGTCGGTTTCGGTACCACCGCCCTGGTAGCGCTGGATCCGCGCCTGGCGCTCAAGCTGCCGATGCAGCAGGTCGATTTCCTTGTAGTCACCGCCGGTCTTGCCGTCCTTCAGGATCAACTGAACCAACCGGGCTTCCAGGGCGCCCCCGATCCGTTCTACGCTGTCGGCCCGGTCCCATCCGTCGCGGTCCTTCCATGAGTGAAGGGTCTTGTCCTTCTCGCCCAGGTGATCGGCGATGTCGCAGACACGCCAACCCATCCAGTACAGGAATTTGGCCTGGCGGCGATTGTCACGGATGGGAATTTCGACGGCAGCGTTCATGGCGCAGATGCTGCCGCCCACCCTCGCCCCTCAGTAGCGCCGCCCCTTGTAGCTCCGTCCCCTACAATCCCGCGTGATTGCTGGGCCGCGCGCGCGTCCCGAACATGCCCCTCATTGCCATGCACCCCGCATCAGCCGCATTGAGGACTCCCGGCATGAAGAAATTCCGCAGCAAATGGTTCCGCATCGCCGTCGAAGGGGCGACCACGGACGGCCGCAACATCGAGCGCGACTGGATCGAGCAGATGGCCGCGCAGTACGACCCGAACACCTACGGCGCGCGGATCAACTGCGAGCACATCAAGTGGGCCTGGCCGGCTGGTGAGTTCGGCGCCTATGGCGACGTGCTGGCGTGCAAGGCGGAAGAGATCGACATCAACGGGCAGAAGAAGCTCGCCCTCTTCGCCCAACTGGAGCCCAACCAGGCGCTGCTGGAACTGAACAAGCAGCGGCAGAAGGTCTACACCTCGGTCGAGATCGATCCCAAGTTCGCCGACACCGGCAAGGCTTACTTGGTCGGCCTGGCCATCACCGACTCACCCGCCAGCCTGGGCACCGAGGCGCTGTCCTTCAGCGCCAAGAACGGGACCCTCGCCAGCCGCAAGATCAACCCCGACACCCTGTTCAGCGCTGCCGAAGAGGGCACCCTCGAGTTCGAGGAATACGAGGACAAACCCTCGGTCGGCGCTGCGCTGTTCACCAAGGTCAAGGAACTGCTCAAGGGCAAGGAAGCCCGCACCCAAGCCGAGTTCGGCCAGGTCGGCGAGGCCGTCGAAGCGATCGCCGAACACAGCCGCGACCTGGGCGAGCAACTCGGCGAGCAGAAGAAGCAGACCCAGCAACTGGCCAGCCAGCTGGACAAGGTCACCAAGGAACTGGCGGACCTCAAGAGCACCCTCGATAGCACCCGGGACCACAGCCAACAGCAGCGGCCCCCGGTCACCGGTGGCGGCAGTGTCGCCCTGACCGACTGCTAACCGTCCCCCGCCCCGGTATCCAAAGGAAAAGCACCATGCGCAACGAAACCCGCAAACAGTTCGACGCCTACCTGGCGCAACTCGCCAAGCTCAACGGCGTGAGCTCCGCAGTCCAGACCTTCGCCGTCGAGCCGAGTGTCCAGCAGAAACTGGAGCAACGCATTCAGGAGTCCAGCGAGTTCCTGAAGCAGATCAACGTCTACGGCGTCGACGAGCTGCAGGGCGAGAAGATCGGCATCGGCGTCAGCGGCACCATCGCCAGCCGTACCGATACCACTGGCGACGGTGTACGCAAGCCGCGCGACGTGTCCGCGCTCGACAACCAGCGTTACGAGTGCAAGCACACCGACTTCGACACCGCCATCACCTACGCCATGCTCGACGCCTGGGCCAAGTTCCCGGAGTTCCAGGCCCTGCTGCGCGACGCGATCCTCAAGCGCCAGGCCCTCGACCGCCTGATGATCGGCTTCAACGGCACCAGCGCCGCGGCTACCACCAACCGCGCCGCCAACCCGCTGCTGCAGGACGTGAACATTGGCTGGTTCCAGCAGTACCGCAACAACGCTCCGGCACGGGTACTGAAGGAAGGGAAGGCCGCCGGAAAGGTGGTAGTCGGCAACGGCGCCGACTCCGACTACAAGAACCTCGACGCCCTGGTGTTCGACGTGGTCAGCAGCCTGATCGATCCCTGGCACCGCCGTGACCCGGGCCTGGTGGTGATCCTCGGCCGCGAGCTGGTCCACGACAAGTACTTCCCGATGGTGAACAAGGACCAGCCGGCAACCGAGAAGATCGCCACCGACCTCATCCTGTCGCAGAAGCGCATGGGCGGCCTGCCGCCGGTGGAAGTGCCCTACGTGCCCGAGAAGGGCCTCATGGTCACCACCCTGAAGAACCTGTCGCTCTACTGGCAGATCGGCGGTCGCCGCCGCTACCTGAAGGAGGTACCGGAGAAGAACCGCATCGAGAACTACGAGTCCAGCAACGACGCCTACGTCGTCGAGGACTACGGCCTCGGCTGCCTGGTCGAGAACATCGAAGTCGCGGAGTAGATGACATGGCCTTCAGTCCCGCCAAGGCGCACTTCCTGCGCGTGACCGCCGCTCAAGAGGCGGCGGCCACTGCCCCGCACCAGGGCATGGAAGGCGCGAACGCCTATGAGCTGCAGCTCGCCCAGCTGTATCAGGATCGTAGCCGCCTGAAGAACATCCAGTCCGGCGAAGGCAAGGCAGCGCTCAAGGTCGAGTTGCTGCCGGCCTACCAGCCGTACATTTCCGGCGTGCTGCAGGCCGGCAAGGGCGCCCAGGACGAGGTGATCACAACCGTCATGCTCTGGCGCATCGATGCCGGCGATTACGCCGGCGCCCTGGACATCGCCGACTACGTGCTCGCACACGACCTGGTCATGCCCGACCGCTTCGCGCGTACCGCCGGCTGCGTCATCGCCGAAGAGATCGCCGAGGCCGCGCTCAAGGCACAGAAGACCGGCGGCAGCTTCGACCTTGCGACCTTGCATCGCACCCTCCTGCTCACCGACCAGGCCGACATGCCCGACGAAGCCCGCGCGAAGCTCTATCTCGCCGCCGGCCATGCCACTCTGGAAGGCCTTTCTGTAGAGAGCCCCGGCCAACCCGGGCAGGTGCAAGCCGGCATCGATCTACTCAAGCGCGCGATCCAACTGCACGACAAGTGCGGCGGGAAGAAGGATTTGGAGGCCGCCGAACGGCTCCAGAAGAAACTGACCGCCTCTGGCGGTTGACCGAGCGTACCCCGCGCCCCGCCGGCTCGGGGCCGATCTGCCAGGTCCTCTCCTTCCTGAGCAGTGACGCCCCGACCACCGGCGACCTCAAGCGAGCAGCAGCATGAGCGGATTCATCGCCAACGGCCCGGTCCCGAGCGGGCACATCAACAGCGATCCCTTCTGGCCCACCATCGAGCTCGAGCATGTGCGGGCGAACCTGCGCATCGACTCCAGCGTCGACCCGGCGCGCCTCGAAGTCGCGGTCATTGCCGCGGTGATCAGCGTCAACCGCGAGCTGCGGGCCTGGCGCCTTGAGAAGATCGCGGCCGGCTATGCCGAACTCGCCCAGGTGCCGTCCGACAAGGTGCGGGACACCTCCGAACTGGTGCAGCTGTATCTGCGCGCAGTGCAGTCTGCCACCGCCGCCGAAGTGGCCGAGCGCTACCGCTGGTACGACACCACCACCAGCGGCAACGACAAGGCCCAGGACATCGCAACCACCATCGACGACTACCGCCGCGACCAGCGCTGGGCGATCCGCGACTTTCTCAAGCGTCCCCGCACGACGGTGGAGCTGATCTGATGGCCGCCGTCGCGATCGCCCACCAGAACGACACCGTCGAGGCGCTGTGCTGGCGGCACTACGGCCGCACCGCCGGCGTGACCGAGGCAGTCCTCGAGGCGAACCACGGCCTGGCCGACCACGGCCCCACCCTCCCCCCTGGCCTCAAGGTCACCATGCCGGACATTCCGACGGCCGCCCCGGAACGGCAGATGGTGAACTTATGGGACTGACCACTTTGCAAGGAACCACTCCGCATGGCTGACCTCACCACCACCGCCACGGCCGGCGCCATCATGGGCCTCGGCCTGGGCGTAACCCTTCCGGTCGACGGCGGCATGCTGTTCGGCGCCCTGCTCGGCGCCTGGCTGGCCACCGGCACGAAGCAGGACCTGAAGGCCTGGTCGCGTCTGCTGTCGCTGATCCTGCCGACCTGCGTCGGCTACCTGTTCGCCGATGTCGCCCTCGCCCGCGTGCCCTGGCTGACCAACCTGGCCTTCTCTGCCTTCGTCTGCGCCCTGGTGGTCATTCCTCTCAGCCTCAAGGCGGTCGCCTGGGTCGACAAGGTCGACTTCGACGACCTCTGGCGACGCATCCGAGGAGGTCGCTGACATGCTCATGACTACCGTTCCATTGATCGCCGCCCTGGCCTACATCGCCGCCGCGCTGCGCCTGGTCTGCTACCAGCGCTGCGGCGCTCGCTTCCGCCGCAGCGTCTCGTTGCTCGCCAGCCTGCTCGGCGCATCCATGGCCATCTGCGGACTGGAAATCCTGCTCTACCGCCCACCGGTCAGCATCTGGCACGCCATCGTCGCCGCCCTGCTGTGCCTGCTGATCTTCCGTTCCCGCGGCAACGTCGCCGCCCTGCTGAGGCCATCCGCATGACCCTTCGATATGGTGACCGTTCTCAAGAGGTCCGCCAGCTGCAGCGTCGGCTGAACACCTGGGCCGGCGCCAACCTCTACGAGGACGGCCACTTCGGCGCCGCCACCGAGGACGCGGTGCGCGCCTTCCAGCGTTCGCATGGCCTGGTCGCCGATGGCATCGCCGGCCCGAAGACCCTGGCCGCCCTCGGCGGCGCTGACTGCTCGCACCTGCTGCAGAACGCCGACCTCGTCGCCGCCGGAGCTCGCCTCGGCCTGCCGCTGGCGACGATCTATGCAGTCAACCAGGTCGAGTCGAACGGCCAGGGGTTCCTGGGCAACGGCAAGCCGGCAATCCTGTTCGAACGCCACATCATGTACCGCCGTCTCGCCGCCCATGATCAGGTCACCGCCGACCAACTGGCCGCACAGTTCCCCGCGCTGGTGAACCCTCGCCCGGGCGGCTATGCCGGTGGAACCGCAGAGCACCAGCGCCTGGCGAACGCGCGCCAGATCGACGATACCGCCGCCCTGGAGTCGGCCAGTTGGGGCGCCTTCCAGATCATGGGTTTCCACTGGCAACGCCTGGGCTACGTCAGCGTGCAGGCCTTCGCCGAGGCCATGGGGCGCAGCGAGTCGGCCCAGTTCGAAGCGTTCGTCCGCTTCATCAACACCGACCCGGCGCTACACAAGGCGCTGAAGGCTCGCAAATGGGCCGACTTCGCCCGCCTCTACAACGGCCCCGACTACAAGCGGAACCTCTACGACGTGAAGCTTGAGCATGCCTATAAACAGCACACCGAAGCGCCCAAGGAGACGACATGAGAACCGGCGCGCAGTCTGGGGAGCACTTCCCCTACAAGGAGCTTTTGGAGCGCATGACCAAGCTGTCTCCGACTGGTTGTGTGGCCGTGGTACTACCGCGCGACACACCGATGGAGGACTGCCAAAAGATGGCCGACGCGCTCAAGCATGTGATGGCTGCTCCTCCGCTGGTCATCTGCGGTGACGTGCAGTCCCTGGATGAAGCGGCCATGAACGCCGCCGGCTGGTACCGAAAATGACGATTCTCCGCCAGGCCCTATACGGCGCCGCCCTGCTCAGCGCCCTCGGCCTGCTCCTGTGGGTGCAGCAGCAGCGCATCGACCTGGCGCAGACCCGCCTGGCCCAGGCCGAGTTGGCGAGGAAAGCCAGCGACGCCCAGCTTTCCCGCCAGGCCGGCACCATCACGGCCCTCGAGGCCGCCCTTACCCGCGAGCGCCAGGCCCAGGCCGACCTGGACCACCAGCGGCAGCAGCTGCGCCAGGCGCTGGCCATCCGCGAACGCTTGATCGAGGACCTGAAACGTGACGATGAACCCTATCGCCAGTGGGCTGACCAGCCTCTGCCTGATGTTGCTCGCCGGCTGCAACAGCGCCCCGCTATCACCGGAGCGGCCGCTTACCATCAGTGGCTGTCCCGCCGTGACGCCCTGCAGCCTGGAGTCAGCGGCACCGAAGGACAACGGCGGCCTACAGACTGAAGTCGAGCGTATCGGCCTGGCCTGGGCCGAATGCGCCGCGAAGGTCGACATGATCATCCGCACCCAAGGGGCTACCCATGAACAAGCCCGATAGCCTGAAGGCACATCTGCTCGCCGCCGTGCCGGAACTCAGGAACAACGGCGACCGCCTGGTGATATTCATCGACAACGGCAGGGTCCGCAGCACCTCGGCCGAGAGCCTGTCCTTCGAATACGCCTATGACCTGCAGGTGATCCTCACCGACTTCGCCGGGCACCCCGACAGCGTGTTTCTGCCGCTGCTCGGCTGGCTGCTGGTGAACCAGTCGGAGCTGCTGGCCAACCTCACCAAGGTGCAGGACGGAATCACCTTCGAGGCCGACATGCTCGACCGCAGCAAGGTCGACCTCGGTATTGTCCTGCCACTGACCGAGCGTGTCGTCGTCAAGCGCCGCGAGGATGGCCGCTACGATGTGAGTCACCCGGAAGAGCCCCAGCTCACCGAGGCCATCGAGGTCGATGGGCCGATGCAGATGCTCGCCAACGGCGAGCTGCTGGCCGAGTGGACGCCGCCGAAGCCTACCGAGGCCGTCATGCTCGAGACGCCGCAGATCAGGCGCCCGGCCAATGGCTGACAGCCTCGAAGCTCTGGAAGACTGGGCAGGGCCGATTCTCCGCGCCCTCGAGCCAGGCCCTCGTGCTGCCCTCGCGCGTTCGCTGGCCCGCGATCTACGGCGCAGCCAACAGAAGCGCGTGATGGCACAGCACAACCCCGACGGCAGCGCCTACGAGCCTCGCAAGAAACGCGAACTGCGCGGCAAACAGGGCCGTATTCGGCGCAAGATCAAGATGTTCCAGAAGCTGCGCACGGTGCGCTATCTGCGCGCCAAGGGCGACGCCCAGGCGATCACGGTTTCCTTCGCCGGCCGGGTCACGCGGATCGCGCGAGTCCACCAGTACGGGCTGAAGGATCGCGCCGAGCGCGGCGCCCCAGAGGTCCGTTATGCGCAGCGGCGTCTACTCGGTTTCACCGAAGCCGACCTTGAGATGATCCGTGAGGGGCTGCTCGCTCACATTCCAACCTGAGCATGTACACGTGGCCGCTACAATCGCCGCTGGCTGCCTCCCGCGCGCGCGTCGCCCACTATCGGCGGCATGAACGACTTCGCCGCCCTCTCCCGCATGATCGAGAACCTGATCCGCCTCGGCACCATCGCCGCGGTGGACCATGCCGCGCAGCGCGTCCGTGTGTTGACCGGTGACCTGCTGACCGGCTGGCTGCCCTGGGCATCGCCGCGGGCCGGCGCCGACCGCGAATGGAACGCCCCCACTCTGGACGAGCAGGTACTGCTCTTCAGCCCATCCGGGCAGACCGCCAATGGCGTGGTCCTGACCGGCTTGTTCAGTGACCTGATCCCGCCCAACGGCGACCGCGACGCCCTGCATCGCACCACCTACCGCGACGGCGCGGTGATCGAGTACGACAGCGCCGCCCACCACCTGCGCGCAGTTCTTCCCGCCGGCGGTACCACCGAGCTCATCAGCGACGGCGGCATCCGCATCGTCGGCGACATCACCCACCAGGGCGACTACATCCAGACCGGCAACCAGACCATCACCGGCAAGGTCACCGTGAGCGTCGACGTGATCGCCAAGGGCATCAGCCTGGTCGGTCATACCCACGGCGGCGTCATGCCGGGCGGCGCTACGACGGGGAAACCGCAATGAATGCCCATACCGGCGGCGCCATCGACCGCTTGGCACACATCCGCCAGTCGATCGCCGACATCCTCACCACTCGCATCGGTACCCGCGTCATGCGACGCGAATACGGCAGCCAGTTGCCGGAGCTGATCGATGCTCCGTTCAACGACACCACCCGCCTGCAGGTCTATGCCGCCACCGCCATGGCCCTCATGCGCTGGGAACCGCGCATCCGCCTGAGCCGTGTCCAGATCACCGGCCAGAACCTGGCCGGCCAGGTGCTCATGGAGATTGACGCCACCCTGGTGGACAGCAACGAGCCGCACAACCTGAGCATCCCCCTGCAGATGGGCGCCAGCGCATGACAACGAACTTCCTCGCCATCGACCTCAGCCAGTTGCCACCACCACACGCGGTGGAGCAACTGGACTATGAGCAGATACTCGCCGAGCGCAAGGCCTACGCCATCAGCCTCTGGCCAGAAGATCAGCAGGCGGAAATCACCGCCCGCCTCGCCCTGGAGTCCGAGCCGCTGACCAAGCTGCTCGAGGAAAACGCGTACCGCGAAATGCTCTGGCGCCAGCGGGTCAACGAGGCGGCTCTCGCAAACATGCTGGCCAGCGCCCAGGGCGCCGACCTCGACCAACTCGCCGCGAACTACAACGTCAAGCGCCTGGTTATCCAGCCCGGAGATCCGTCGAAGGTGCCGCCCGTGCCGGAACTGCTGGAGTCCGACGACAGCCTGCGCGAGCGGGCGCAGATGGCCTGGGAAGGCCTCAGCACCGCGGGACCGCGTAACAGCTACATCTTCCACGCCCGCGCCGCCGACGGCCGCGTCGGCGATGCCTCGGCCGTCAGCCCATCGCCCGCAGTTGCAGTGATCACCGTGCAGTCGGCCATCGGTAACGGCACCGCGCCAGCAGAGCTGCTGGCCGTCGTAGAGCGCTATCTCTCAGACGAAGATCGCCGCCCAGTCGCCGACCGACTGATCGTCCAGAGCGCCGAAGTCATCGAGTACAGCATCAGCGCATCGCTGTTTCTTACGACCATCGGCCCCGAAGCCGAGCCGATCCAGGCCGCCGCCCGCGCGCAGCTCGAAGCCTATGTCTTTCAACGACGGCGGTTGGGGATGGAAGTATCAGAGTCGGCGATCCATGCCGCGCTGCACGTCGAAGGGGTTCGTAAAGTCGAACTCGCCGGCTGGGCAGACATCGCCGCCACTGCAAGCCAGGCGCCGTACTGCACGAACATCACGCTCACTATCGGTACCGAGCCATGACCGCGGTGCCACTGCTACCTCGCAACGCCTCAGAGCTCGAACGCCTGGCAGCCCAGGCGCTGGCGGAGATACAGCGGGTACCGATCCCGCTGCGCACGCTCTGCAACCCTGATACCTGCCCTGCGAATCTGCTGCCGTACCTCGCGTGGGCGTTTTCCGTTGACCGCTGGAGCAGCGCGTGGCCTGAATCGGCACGCCGCGGCGCCATCCGCTCGGCATTCTTCATCCATTCGCGCAAGGGCACGATCGGCGCCTTGCGCCGCGTAGTTGAACCACTGGGGTATCTGATCGAGGTCCGTGAGTGGTGGCAGCAGGCGCCGGCCGGCATCCCCGGAACCTTCGAACTGCTGGTCGGCGTACTCGAAACCGGTATTACCGAAGAGATGTACGAGGAACTGACCTGGCTGATCGACGACGCCAAGCCGTTGACCCGGCACCTCGTCGGCCTCGCCATCAGCCTTGAGAGCACCGGCAGCGTGCGCCTGGGTGCAGCCGTCTACGACGGCGACGAAATCGACGTTTATCCCCCGAGCCCCCGCGACATCGAAGTCACCGGCACCATCGGCCGGGGCGGTCGCGATCACACCATCGATACCCTGGATGTGTACCCATGATCGATCAGAATTCACAGTTCTTCGCCATCCTGACCAACATCGGCGCGGCCAAGCAGGCCAACGCCGATGCGCTGGGCATCCCATGGAAGATTACCCAGATGGGCGTGGGTGACGCGGGCGGCACCGACCCGATTCCCTCCCCCACCCAGACCGCGCTGGTCAACGAGCGACGCCGGGCGCCGCTCAACCAGTTGAAGGTGGATCCGCAGAATGCGGCGGTGATCATCGCCGAACAGATCATCCCGGAGAACGTAGGCGGATGGTGGATCCGTGAAATCGGGCTCTACGATGCCGACAACGACCTTGTCGCGGTCGCAAACTGCGCGCCCAGCTTCAAACCGTTGCTGAATCAGGGATCGGGACGCACACAGGTTGTGCGCATGAACCTGATCGTCAGCAACTCCGCCAACGTCGAGTTGAAGATCGATCCTGCAGTGGTGCTTGCCACGCGCGCCTATGTACTCGACCAGTTGAAGAGCTACGCCCCGCTCTTCTCACCGGCATTCAGCGGAGCACCAACAGGCCCCACCCCACCACTGTTCGCACACGACCAGAAGCTTGCGACGACCGAGTACGTCAGAATGGCCCTGGGTAGCGCCGCGCGCGCAATCTCATACACCGGCAATACGGTGCTGGATGAACCGGTAATCGGTTCGATCCTCGTCGCGGGCTCGCATGACCGCGATTTCACATGGACCACGCCGAACCTGTCTGTTCTTCCAACTGGCGCGTCGTTCCACATCGTCAACATCAGCGGTTCGACACTGACGCTGGTCCAGCGTACCGCAGCGGATCACTACATCAGCGCGGACGATCCTTCCGGCGTCGCAATCTCGTACACGATACCGAACAATGTCACCGCAACTATCTCGAAGTACCAGCCAGGCCTTTGGCTGATCAGCCACGTGTCACGCCCGACCGCTGCGCTGAAGAGCCTCGTGGATGGGCTGATAGACGGAACGAAGCCCGCAGGGAAAGCCGTGCAACTCACGAACTCTCGCAAGCTCACGCTGAGTGGCCAGGCCAGCGGCAGTGTTCAGTTCGATGGCTCGAGCGACGTAACGATCGACGTCCGGCTCGCCGATAACCTCGTCCTGACGGGCTCCCCCAGCGCACCGACGCCGGCGGCGTTCGATAGGGATTCGTCGATCGCCACGACCGAATATGTGCGTGCCGCTCTCGGTAGCATGGCCGGCGCAGCGGTGCTGACGGGCGATGCTATCCTCGACGCCCCCCTCGTCGGCCTGACTGTGGTGGCCGGCGCACATAACCGAGAGGCGACGTGGACGACGCCGCAGCTTTCGGCGCTCCCACAAGGCGCCTCGCTGCGCTTGGTCAACCTGAGCGGCTTCACCGTAACGCTGGTGCAACGCTCGACAACCGACCGCTTCATCAGCGCAACCGACCCATCCGGGACTGCTACCACCTACATCATCCCCAACGGCACGTCGATTTCCCTCACGAAATACCAGGCGTCGATGTGGCTTATCGAAGCCACTCCGGCATTCCCCGCGCTGCGCTCGTCGCCGGGCTATCAGAAGCTGCCGAGCGGCCTGATTCTGCAGTTCGGCAGCGTCAGCATTCCGCCCGGCACCGGCGAAAGCACCGGATGGGCCACGCTACCCATCGCGTTCCCCAACGGTCCATTGACTGTCGTGCCGTCGCTGCAATACGGCGGGACCAGTTCGAGCTGGTACGGGTTCAGCGTCTGGTCAGGAAGCATTACGCCCACGGCGATCGCCTGCTCACTGAACAGCGGTTCGACGCCGCGCGAGGTGGCCGGCGCCGTGAACTACGTTGCAATCGGATACTGAGGACAGAACATGGCGCACTTCTTCGGCGCAGATCCCGTCGCTTTCTACGACACAGCGATCAACACCGACATCCCCGACGATGCCGTAGAGATCACCGCAGACGAGCACGCCGCTCTGCTCGCGGCCCAGGCGCGCGGCAAGCGCATCGCCGCCGGCAAAGACGGTCGGCCGATCCTGCTGGACCCACCTGCACCCACGCGGGACGAACTGGAGAGCTTCGAGCGCATCTGGCGCGACGCACGGTTACGCGAAACAGACCCACTGGTTGCCCGGCACCGCGACGAGATCGAGGCCGGGGACGTGCCCACGCTCGACGCCGAGAAATACAGCGCACTACAGACCTACCGGCGCGCACTCCGGGACTGGCCGGAAGCTGGAGAGTTTCCGCTCGCAGAACACCGGCCGAGAGCGCCGGAATGGCTGGCAGACGAACTGGCGTCCTGACATTTTGTAGAGCACCGTGCCACAAGGCGCCTCGCTCGCTGTTCCACCGCGCGCGCGGCAGCCTGTGCAGTGTCATCCAACCACTGCACAGGCACACCCAATGGCCGCTGACCAATATCATCACGGTGTCCGGGTCCAAGAGATCAACGACGGGACCCGCCCCATTCGCACCATCGCCACCGCGATCATCGGCCTGGTAGCCACCGCCGACGACGCCGACGCCACCGCCTTCCCGCTCGATACGCCGGTACTCATCACCAACGTTCAGGCCGCCATCGGTAAGGCTGGCACTAGCGGTACGCTGGCCGCCAGCCTGCAGGCGATCGCCGACCAGTCCAACGCCGCCACTGTGGTGGTGCGGGTGAAGCCGGGCGAAGATGAAGCAACGACCAACAGCGCCGTCATCGGTGGCGTCAGCACCGAAGGCAAGTACACCGGCATGAAGGCCTTGCTCGCCGCCAAGGCCCGCTTGGGCGTGGTGCCGCGTATCCTCGGCGCGCCAGGCTTGGACACCCAGCCGGTCGCTACCGCACTCATCGCCATCGCCCAACAACTCCGCGCCTTCGCTTATGTCGCCGCCAGCGGCTGCAAGACAAAGGAAGAGGCCACCGCCTACCGCGAAAACTTCGCGGCACGCGAGGCCATGGTGATCTGGCCGGACTTCCTGACTTGGAGCACCGTGGTCAACCAGACCGTGCCTGCGCCAGCTGTTGCCCAGGCACTGGGCTTGCGCGCCCGGATCGATCAGGAGGTCGGTTGGCACAAGACCCTGTCGAACGTCGCCGTCAACGGAGTGACCGGCATCAGCGCCGACGTGTTCTGGGACCTGCAAAGCCCCAGCACCGACGCCAACTACCTCAACGAGAACGAGGTCACCACCCTGGTGCAGGAAGGCGGATTCCGTTTCTGGGGCTCGCGCACCTGCAGCGATGATCCGCTGTTCGCCTTCGAGAACTACACCCGCACCGCCCAGGTGCTGGCCGACACCATCGCCGAGGCGCACATGTGGGCGGTCGACAAGCCCATGCACCCGTCGCTTGTGCGCGACATCCTCGAGGGCGTGAACGCCAAGTTCCGCGAGCTCAAGGGGCTCGGCCTGATCATCGACGCCCAAGCCTGGTACGACCCCAACGTGAACGACAAGGACACGCTCAAGGCCGGCAAGCTGCGCATCACCTACGACTACACCCCGGTGCCGCCGCTCGAGGACCTGACCTTCTTCCAGAAGATCACCGACAGCTACCTCGTCGACTTCGCCAGCCGCGTCAACGCCTGACACCCAGCGCTCCCCGGACGGGGAGCCGACCCACCTGATTCCCGGAGAGCCCTACCATGGCCATGCCGCGCAAGCTCAAGAACATGAACCTCTTCAACGACGGCGGTAGCTACCAGGGCGTCGTGAAGTCCTGCACCCTGCCCCCGCTAGCCCGCAAGATGGAGCCCTTCCGCGGGGGCGGCATGAACGGCCCGGTCAAGGCCGACCTAGGCTTCGACGATGACGGCATCCAGTTCGAGTGGACCCTCGGCGGCCTGGATCTGACAGCCCTCAAGCAGTACGGCGCAGTCAGTGCCAGCGGCGTCATGCTGCGCTTCGCCGGCTCATTCCAGCAAGACGATACCGGCGAAGTCACGCCCGTCGAAATCGTCGTTCGCGGCCGGCACGAGACCATCGAAATGGGTGACGCCCAGCCCGGCGAAGACACCGAGCACAAGATCACCACCACCTGCAGCTACTACAAGCTCGTCGTCAACGGCGAGGAAGTCATCGAGATCGACCTGCTGAACTTCGTCGAGAAGGTCAACGGCAAGGACCTGCTCGAGGCACAGCGCAAGGCCATCGGCCTGTAATCCCTTCCCGCCGGCCCGGCCGGCGGTTTCTTTCCCCCTTGGATACCGAACCCATGAAAAACGAAAAAAACACCGCAACGCCGGCCGAAGACCAGACCACCACCGACAACTTCGTAGTCCTCGACCAGCACATCAAGCGCGGGGAGCAAATCATCAACACCCTCACTCTGCGCAAGCCCTCATCTGGCGAACTGCGCGGCCTGCACCTGCTCGACCTGCTGCAGTTCGATGTGGCCGCGACCATCAAAATCCTGCCGCGCATCAGCCAGCCGACCATCACCGAGCCCGAGGCCGCCGGCATGGACCCGGCCGACCTGCTCGCCTGCGGCCAGGTGATCGCAGGTTTTTTGCTGCAGAAGCGGGCGAAGGCGGCAGCCTCCCTGATCGCGTAGAAAACGCCATGGCCGACTTGGCCGTGACGTTTCACTGGGCGCCGGACCATATGGACCGGCTCTCGCTCACCGAACTGATGGAATGGCGCGAACGCGCCCGGGTACGGAGTTTCGCCGATGGCGAATGACCTGCAGCTGCGCGTGCTGCTCAGCGCGATCGACAGAGCCACCGCTCCCCTGCGTCGCATCATGCAAGGCAGCGACGCGACGGCCCGGGCGCTCAAGGCAACTCGCGAGCGCCTGAAGCAGCTCAACGCTCAGCAGAGCGACGTGCGCGCATTCCGTACCCAGCGCGGCGCTCTGGAGCAGGTCAGCACCGCGCTGGCCGCGCAACAGGCCCGGGTGAAAGCGCTGGCCCAGCAGATGGCCGCCGCCGGCAACCCCACCCGTGCGCTCACCCGCGACTACAACCGGGCCATCCGTGAAGCTGGTTTCCTCAAGCAGCAACACCTGCAGCAGAGCCAAGCCCTGCAGCAACTGCGCACGCGCCTCAGCAACGCCGGCATCAGCACCCGCAACCTCGGCCAGCATGAGCGCGACCTGCGCGCGCAGATCCAGGCGGCCAATGGCGCCATCAACAGCCAGGCGCAGCGCTTACGCAACCTCAGCCAGCAGCAGGAGCGCCTGACCCACGCCCGCAACACCTACAGCCGCGGCATCCAGAGCGCTGCCGCGCTGGCCGGCACCGGCATGGCGGCGCGCGCGACGGGCATGTACACCGGCGACAAGCTGCGGCAGATGCTCGGCGTGGGTTACGAGTTCGACGCAACGATGTCGGCCACCCAAGCGGTGACCCGCATCGAGCGCAAGGACGATCCGCAGATGCAAGCGCTGCGGCAACAGGCCCGAACCCTGCCGCTGTCCAGCAAGTTCACCGACAAGGAAGTCGCCCAGGGCCAGTACTTCCTGGGCCGCACCGGCTACAACGCGCAGCAGATCCTCAGCGCCATGCCCGGCATGCTCAACCTGGCAGCCGCGGGCGACATGGACCTCGGCGACACTGCTGACATCGCCTCGAACATCCAGACGGCGATGGGGATTCCGGCAGAGAAAATGGACCAGGTGGCCGACGTACTGACTGCGGCGTTCACCCGGAACAACGTCGACATCCGCATGCTCGGCGACTCGCTGAAGTACTCCGCCGGCGTCGGCCGCGAGTACGGCCAGAGCCTGGAGACGGTCACCACCGCCACGGCCCTGCTCGGCAACGCCGGCGTCCAGGGCAGCATGGCCGGCACCTCGATGCGCTCTGTTCTGACCCGCCTGGGCACGTCCAAGGCGGTAGCCAAGCTGGGCGTCCAGACCAAGGACGCCAACGGCAACATGCGCGATATGCTGGACATCCTGAAGGACATCAACAAGAAGACCGCCGGCATGGGCAACGTGCAGCGCGGCGCGATCTTCAAGGACATCGCCGGGCAGTACGCGGTGACCAGCTTCGGCACCCTGATGCGCGCCGTCGAGGGCGGCCAGTTCCAGACCATGCGCGAAAGCCTGAACAACTCCGAGGGCGAGGCCGCGAGGGTCGCCGCTACCCAGCTGGACAACCTCAAGGGCGACATGACCATGCTGCATGCGGCCCTGGAAAACATTTCGGTCGAGCTGTTCGACAAGAACAGCCCCTGGCTGCGCGAGCTCGCCGCCGACCTCAGTCACCTGCTGCACAACATCGGCGAGTTCCTGAAGGCCAACCCGCAGGTCAGCAAGGGCATCGTCATCACCGTCGCCGCGTTCTCGGCGCTGATGGCCACCGTCGGCAGCCTGGCCATCACCCTCGCCGGCATCCTCGGCCCGATGATCGCGGTCCGCTTCATGCTCAGCACCATCGGCATTCGCCTGCCCGGGCTGATCGGCCTGCTGAAATTGCTGTTCGCACCGATCCGCATGCTGGCCGGCCTGTTGATCGGCCCGCTGGTGACCGCCCTGCGCGTCGTGAGCATCGCGCTGTGGGGCTTGGCCGCCAACCCGGTGGTCCTGGCAATTGCCGCCGTCGTGGCGGTGCTGGCCGGCGCCGCGTACCTGATCTATCGCAACTGGGACGCCGTCAAGGCGTACCTGCTCGGGATGTGGGAAGAGATCCAGGCGGGCCTGAACGGCGGGATCGGCGGGATCATCCGCATCCTCCTCGACTTCAACCCACTCGGCCTGATGTACCGCGCCTTCGCCGGCGTCCTGGGCTACCTGGGCATCGACCTGCCGGCGCGCTTCAGCGACTTCGGCAACATGATCGTCCAGGGCCTGGTGAACGGCCTGCTCGCCGGCTTAGGGCAGATCAAGCGCGCCGTCCAGCGCGTCGGCGGTGCCGCGATCGACTGGTTCAAGGATAAGCTCGGCATCCATTCACCGTCGCGGGTATTCGCCGACCTGGGCGGGTTCACCATGGCCGGCCTGACCCAGGGCCTCGGCGCCGGCCAGGCCGGCCCGCTGGGCGTGATTGCACGTCTCGGCCAAGGCCTGGTCAGCGCGGGCCGTCAGGCTGTCGCCGGCCTCGACGGGGAGTTTGCCCGAGGCCCCCGCCCTGCGATCACGCCGCCGACGTTCGACCAGCCGCTGCTGGCCATGCTGGGCGCCCTGGGCAAGAGCGCCGGCGCCATCGGCGCCCTGGTGCTCGGCGCCAGCGCCCCAGCGCAGGCCATCACCATCGACAACCGTCCCCCGGTCAGTTCGGCGCCAGCAGCGATCAGCGTCGGCGGCGACACCTACTACATCACCATCCAGGCCGGCGCGGGCAGCAACACCGCAGACCTGAAACGCACGCTCAGCCAACTGCTGGACGAGCGCGAACGCAACAAGGCGGCGCGCCTACGCGCCCGCCTGCAGGACCGGGAGTAACCACCATGATGCTGTCCCTCGGGATGTTCGTCTTCAGCCTGCACACGCTGGCCTACCAAGAGTTCCAGCGACAGACCGAGTGGCGACACGCCAGCAGCAGCCGCATCGGTGCCCAGCCGGCGCGCCAGTTCGTCGGCCGCGGCGACGACGCGATCACCCTGCCTGGCGTGCTGCTGCCGGAGCTGGCCGGCAGCGCGTTGAGCCTGGACGTGCTGCGGCAGATGGCTGACACCGGGTCGGCCTGGCCCATGGTCGAGGGCACCGGACGCATCTACGGCCTGTGGGTGATCGAGCGCGTCACCGAGACGCGGACACTCTTCTTCGCCGACGGCACCCCGCGGCGGATCGAGTTCTCCCTCGAGCTCAAGCGCATCGACGACGGCCGCACCGATCTGCTCGGCTCGGTCCTCGGTACCGCCGGCAACCTGCTGAGACGCATCCTGTGATCGATGCCGCCCTCGCCCGCGTAACGGGCTACCTGACCAGCGCAGACGAGCAGCTGCAGCGCGACGCCGGCTACCCGGTGCCGGTGTTCCGGCTCACGGTCGACGGCAACGACATCGCCCAGCTCATCAGCCCTCGGCTGATCGCCCTGGATCTGACCGACAATCGCGGCCTCGAGGCCGATCAGTTGAGCGTGACACTCAGCGATCATGACGGGCTGCTCGCGATCCCCCCGCGCGGCGCCGTGCTGCACCTCTGGCTGGGCTGGAGTGACAGCGGACTGGTCGACAAGGGCACCTACACCGTCGACGAAACCGAGCACAGCGGCGCGCCGGACGTGCTCAGCATCCGCGCCCGCTCAGCGGACCTGCGCAAGGGCCTGAAGGTCAAGCGCGAACGCAGTTGGAGCAGCCCGAAGACGCTGGGCGACGTGCTCACCGACATCGCCCTCGGCAACAACCTGAAGCCGGTGCTCGCGCCGGCGCTGGCGGGCCTGCCGATCCTGCAGCTGGACCAGGCCAACGAGTCCGACGCCAACCTGCTGACCCGCCTGGGTGAGGACTTCGACGCGGTGGCTACCGTGAAAGCCGGCTGCCTGCTCTGCCTGCCGGCCGGTGGCGGCAAGACCGCCAGTGGCCTGGCGCTGCCGCACATCACCCTCACCCGCCAGGATGGCGACCAGCACCGCTACCTGCAGGCCGACCGCGACAGCTACGACGGCGTGCGCGCGTACTTCTACGACGTGAACAGCGCGAAGAAGCAGGAGGCAATCGCCGGCGCCAAGGGCGACAACCTGAAGGACCTGCGCCACACCTACAGCGACCGCCAGAGCGCCCTGCGCGCCGCCCGCGCCGAGTGGAACCGCCTGCAGCGTGGCAGCGCCACGCTCAGCTACGTGCTCGCCAGGGGCCGGCCGGACCTGATCCCGGAACTGACCTACACCCTACAGGGCGTGAAGATGGAAATAGACGCGATCATCTGGTACGGCGGCAATGTGCAGCACAGCCTCAGCGCCGACGGCGGCTACATCACCAGCCTGGAGCTGGAGAGCAAGCTGCCCGAGGACCTGGTCAGCGACCTGGCCGACGACACCGGCGGCGACTACACCGGCATCATCGCCTACTACCGCGACGAGAAGAGCGGGACGGAGAAGACCATCACCGCGGGAGACCAGAGCAAGCCACGCCGCCTGCGCTACCTGTACAGCACCAAGGCCAGCGCGAAGCGGGCTGTCGATCGGGAGTTGGGGCGGCTGCAGAAGAAGAACCAGACCTGAGCAGATACTTACAGCTGACCGGGGTGCACTCTTACATCAAGAACTTGAGTTCTAGCCGGGTCAAAGTCGCATTCATAGATATGCTTTTGGAACGCACCAAATCCGTTTTGGAACTCTATCTTATCTCCAATATATGTAATAGTTCCCTGGGATTTATCCAGCCATCGAAAATGACTAAATTTCGGCTCTAACATACCGTCAGTCCAGCGCGCAGTATATTTGGCAAGACGTGCAACTGGCTCCTTGCAGTACACACCAGCCGAGACATTAAACTTGTCCCCCCAACACTGAAGATCTTTCTTACAAGTAGCGTCATCCACTTTAGTCTGACCTCCAGTCTCCGCCTCATCACTCTTGCCACCAGAGCACATAGTAAATGTCACGCCGATTATTACAGCAAGAATCAATACACCCACCATCTGTTGGCCAGCTGTAACACCAGGATTGGAGACGCCACAACTGGGACAAACCTTCGCAGAGGTATCAACTTGGTGCTTGCATGACTTGCAGGGTTTTAGTGCCATAATAGGTTATCCCTTCCCATAACTCTAAATGCTTCATCTACGATGACGGCAGACAGAAGCTCACCTCAAAGAAATACCACAGAATCTAAGCCGCAAGTGTAGTTACCTTTAGCTCGCCCGGTATCCGTAACCAAGGTGATGCCACCAACAACTCGGTACCTACTCTTTTCTCCGCCGCACTATAGTTTAGGTTAAAACGAAACTGTCGACGTGATCGATATAAGCGTTGAATCTCTACCGCATCATCGTAAGTTAGAATCCAAGGACGACTTATATTTAGAATCACATCTGCGAGATTCTTATGATCATCAGGACCGTAGAAGTTAGTATAAAGAGTCGAACCCTTCTTATAGTATGGAGGATCGATACAGAAGAAGGACTTCTCCGGAAGAAAGCCATCAGCAGCCTGAATAAAATCTACAGCATCCAAATTGTAAAGATGAATCCTATGCTTGTACTTTTCAACCCTTCTTATCCTATCCACCAAACCACCCTTATTAAAACGGCAGTCTATTTTATACTTTCCATCCTGATTCAACCCACCTATGACACCGGCCTTACATATGACGCCAGACCTGTTAGTTCTATTTAAAAAGAATGCTGAAAAAGCCTTCTCGAAATCATTAGAGCCTTCAGAGCTCTGTATTTCTTTTTGACGCTCCCATTCGTCCATATTAACTGGAGTAGAGTAGATAGCATCTACAAACCTATCCGTGTCATTTATAATCGCATCCCAAAATGCCCAGATAGACCTATCGAGATCATTCAGGTGCACTTCATGGACGAACCCTTTGAAGAGCAAACCAAGAGCAAGGCCACATCCACCCGCATAAGGCTCAGCATAGTGCCCACGCTCAAGACCGTTTGCCTTAATAAGCTCTGACACCATTGGAAGTATTGAATACTTGCCACCAGGGTAGCGAAGAGGTGAAGGAGTAGAAGGCATCTTTTCAATCCCCAAAACATAAGCGTGTTAGCCAATAGTACGACTTCTTGCTGTGCATGGCCATAGCTTTCTTTACCCTTTTGCCAGATCCTGCAGAAGGAAAAGAATAATCTCAGAGATATTGTCCCATTCAATTTTTATCGAGCGAGGTTCTGGATAATGACCTCCATGCGCGAAAGCCCCTAAAGTCCTTGGCGAAAGCACATTCATATCGTTAGAGGCCACGCGTCCCAATGCCCCTAAAGCCTTTTTCTGAGCTCGCTCTAGCTGGCCGCTGTTTTTAAGCTCATTGAGATGCTTGACAACTCTTTGCAAGGTAATGTGAACTTCCTCACCATCCTTCACATGTGAAATGTGCTTTTCATGATATGCCCTATAGGTATTCTCAAGAAATATCCGGCAGACCATGACAGCAGCAAGAGGGAAAGAGTTACAGTCAATCAACCTCAACTCATCATAGACCCTTTTAAGTATCTTATCCTTTATGGCAACCTTAAAAGTAGAATTATCAATTATAGTTTTCCTCCTATCACTGCCGAAGTTGTTCCTTGGCCGCTGAGGTGTAGAGGGGGCAACATTTGCTTTTTTAAAATCTAGCTCTTGCGGCTCAACCTTCGTTTTAGGAGCATCGCCCTCATCAATCAATCTCTGAGCATAAGCCACCCAGTCCTCTTTGTTGCTCCGAGAAGAGACACCACTTGCAGGATCGAGGAGGTCCCGACAAAATCTAGAAACAACTCGATTAAACTCATCTACAGGAGCATTAATTTTAACTTTAGTGTCCGACCTGCCACTCACAATCCCCATCGCCGACCTGAAGACTGGGTTATTTAAATAGCGAGCAGCCGTCGTCAATATCCGCTTCTCCGCTCGACTCTCTGCACTCAACATCCCTCCTTGAGTTGCGTAGTCAAGCACTGCGATTGCCAAGGCAGTACCAGAGTTGTTAAAGAATCTAGCTTTCTGGTCAGGGTTCCACGTTACGGTGCCGATACCACCTTGTGGACCGTTATGCCTGACTGCCATCCACTCCTTGGCCTCTTCGCGAGTTTCAAAGATATAGCACTCAATTTGATCAGGTATAGACTTAGCATTTGCTACAAGGTTGCGAAAGTATTTCTCCTCACCCTTCGGGCTTCGGCTTGGATCATTCAAAAGAATTCCAGCACACGTGCGCCGATTTCCCTCTACCGAGATGTAGCGACCATCTTCCTCAATTACGCCGATTGAGTCTAATGGGCTAAACTTACCCTTCTCTGCAACATGCCTCGCCAACTCTTTGACATCTTCTGTTCTTACAAGATGAGCTATAATTTCATCTTGATCATTAATTAGATCATGACGAGGATTCTGTTTATCTAAATAAAGATCCAGCAATGACAAATAAACTTTAGCCATTCTTGACTCCCCAAAACAAAAAGCGGACTAATAGCACTAACGCAGTACTAGTCCGCCTATTCGATTCCACGTTTAATCTGTTTTACTTTGCAGAGTTGCAGAGTTCCTAGTCCCTGCCTACCAGCCATGGCTGATGCTCCGAGTCCGTTCTCGTTAGGAACAGATCATGCCAGCCTTTTGGCATCAGCGACAACGGCCTCCAGCTCCGCGAGGCGCTGCTCCAGAATTTTCAGACGTTTCTTTTCCTCAGCAGCAAGCTGTATTTCTCGCTGCTCGCCCTCGTCCAGTTCGCGCCAGAGTGCCAGCAGGGCCTGCTCGCGGGGATTCTCTGCCCCGTCATGAGCCACTTTCACAGATGCACCTCTGAGCATCTGACCATCCCCTGTAAGCAGCCAGTCAACAGAGATACCCAATCGAGAACTTATCGTCCCCAAGGCCTCGGCGTTTGGCTCCCGCAGCCCCAGGGTGTAGTTCTGGAACGATCTGTAAGGTATCTCGCACGATTCAGCTGCCTCCTTGATCGAAAGCCCCTTGGCTTCCAGGGCCGCTCGCAGCCGAACGGAAGTTTCCGTTTGTGCATTCTTATCTGTTGACATTTCCAAATGGGTGCCTAACATATGTCCGAGTGAGTACATCTTATCTATATGGGAACACTCGATCTATGACCCCTAATCAGATCCGTGCACGTCTCGTCGAAAAGGGCAGCAGCTACCGAAAGTTCGCGCTAGCTCGCGGCTACGAGCCGCGCAATGTCACCCAAGTGGTGGCTCGCTGGGCAGGAGCGGAACGTTTGCCCAACGGTCGCCTCGCCTACGCGATTCTGAAGGACCTATCTGAAGAGATAGGTGCCGATGTCGTCCCCGGCATTCGCCAGCCCGCAACCGAACAGTAATGACCGCCGCCCTGGGGAGACACAAGAAGATGAAACGCCCGCTCCTAGAAACGCGGCGCCAGGTGGTCAGCGCGATCATCGGCGCCTACCCCGGCGGACGCGAATGCGCCGCCGCCCGCCTGGGCCTCGACCTGAAGAAGTTCGACAACCACGCCTACGAAAACGCGGGCAGCAAGCCGCTCAGCGACGACCAGTTGCTCTTGCTCGAGCAGGAAACCGGCACCAGCCACTTCCCCGAGTACGTCGCACACCTGTATGGCGGCATGTTCGTGCAGATGCCCGATCCAGCCCAGCTGGACAACCTCGACCTGTACGCCAGGGGCGTCGCCACCGCCATCAGGCGCGGCGAGGTCGACCGCATCATCGCCGAGGCGCTACGCGACGGAGAGATCGACGAGGCCGAACTCGCCGAAATCATCGTCGCCCACCGCAAACACCTGGCCGCACGACATGCCGAAGTCGGCGCAGTGATCACCCTGCACCGGAGGGTCAAGGCGTGAGCGTCTACAAGCTCGTCTGCCCCTGCTGCCACAGCCGGATGCGGATCCGCTCCTCCGAGGGCCAAACCCCGTGCTTCCGCTCGATGTACGCGCAATGCACAAACGCGCTCTGCGGCGCCACCTTCACCGGCTCCCTGAGCTGGGACTACCAGCTCAGCCCCTCGGGCCTCGAGCGGCCACTGCTGGTACTCCCCATGGCGCCTTCGAAAACCCGTCAACTGGCACGCCGCGACCTCGCGGCCGCAACCAATCAACTGGACCTGCTGGATCATGTGGAGTGCATGCAATGAACGGCACCAACGACTACCGCAGCACCATGCAGCAAGCCGCCGCAGCGTACCTGCAGGCCAACGCCAACCAGTATCTGTCCTCCGGCTCCGACCGGTTGTTCGATGCCTGTGTCAACCATCTGGCCAAAGGCCTCGAGGTTCCCCAGTTCATGGCCGAACAACTCGCCCAGCGCGCGTGGGATGAAGTCTTCGCGGGGCCAGAGCCGATCTGGCTGGGCATCGACTGGGGCCAGGGAGACGACGAGGTGGTCTACCTGATCGACACCCGCAATCACTGCCGCTTCCCGATCCCGGCCCGCTATCTGCCCGCGCACCTGCTCAAACAGCGCCCCCAGCACACCCAGTAATCCCTGAAACACGCCCTACCCACTGATGTGGGTTTGGGGAAGTTACGCCCAGAATTCGAGGTATCCCGCCATGAGCGGCCACATTTCAATCACCGTCGAAGTCGACCAGAACCAGGCTGAGAAGTACCTGCTCTGGCTGGTCAGCCAGTACGAAGCCGCCATGGCCGAGTGCTGGTACGACGATCGCTACCGCTATACGCCGCAGGGGCTGCGCGGCAAGCGCATCCTCGAGGACCGCCCACACATTGCTGGCATCTGCCGGACGATCCGCGAACTGCGCAAGCAGATTCGGGGGCGCGCATGAAGGAAATGGACCGCGAGCTCAAGGCCGACGTGCTGCGCCGCCTACAGGATCAGTACGGCCTGACGCCGATCAAGGGCACGAAGTACATGCGCAAGGGCGAGTGCCCGACGTGCGGCAAAAAGGAGCTCTACACCCTGGTCGACAGCCCCTGGTTCATCCGCTGCGGGCGCGGCAAGTGCGGCGACACCTGGCACATCAAGGAAATCTACCCGGAGCTCTTCGACGACTGGAGCAAGCGATCGCCGGCCACCGACAAGGACCCCGCCGCCTCGGCCCGGGCGTACCTGGCCCATGCCCGCGGCTTCGACCTGGCGCTGATCGATGGCTGGTACAGCCAGGAAAACTACTGGGACCGCGACCTTGAGATCGGTAGCGCGACAGTACGCTTCCCGCTGAAGAAAGGCGGCTACTGGGAACGCCTAATCGATCGCCCGAGCCGCTTCGGCAAGAAGAAGGCCCGCTTCAAGCCGGGCGACAGCCCGCGCGGCGTCTGGTGGTGCCCACCCAGCGTCGACCTGCAGGAGGTGAAGGAGCTGTGGATCGTCGAAGGTATCTTCGACGCCATCGCGCTGCTGCACCACGGCATCGACGCCGTGTCGGCCATGAGTTCCAACGCCTTCCCCGAGCAGTCTTTGCGCGAACTCGCGACAGCCCGTGGCGGCAAGCTGCCGAAACTGATCTGGGCGCTGGACAACGAACCCGGCGCCCACAGGTACACCCGGCGGTGGGTGACCGAGGCGCGCGCCCTGGGCTACGTCTGCGAAGCGGCCCAACTACCGCAACGCAACAACCGCAAATTCGACTGGAACGACCTGCACCAGCGCTGGATGTTCATCGATGACGCGGCCGAGCGCGTCGCGCAGATCGAGAAAGACCTCAAGACCGCGCGTCATGAGGGCGCGCTGCTGATCGCCGAGAGTGCCGCCGAGAAGGCCCTGCTGATGTACGACTGGGGCAAGCGCGGTGAATTCCACTTCCGCTTCGCCAACCGCCTCTACTGGTTCAAGCTGGATATCGAGAAGTTCAACAAGGCCATGCAGAGCCTCGAGGACAGCGACAACCACGACGACCAATTGCTGAACCAGAAACAGATGCGCGACAAGGCCCTGCAGCAAGCCGGCGGCGTCGTGGAAATCGCCAACTGCTTCCCCCAGGCCCTGTACTTCCAGCGCAACGAGGTCACAGACGAGAGCTGGTACTACTTCCGCATCGATCGCCCCGACGACGAGAGCGTGAAGAACACCTTCACCAGCGCCCAGGTCGCGGCGGCCAGCGAGTTCAAGAAGCGCCTGCTCGGCGTGGCCGCCGGTGCGATCTTCACCGGCAGCGGCGCGCAGCTTGACCAGATCATGAAGCTGCAGCTCACCGGCTTGAAGACGGTGGCCACCATCGATTACCTGGGCTACAGCCGGGAGCATGCCTGCTACGTTCTGGGCGACGTGGCGGTGCGCGGCGGCGTGATCGAGAAGGCCAACGCCGAAGACTTCTTCGAGTTCCAGAAGCTGCGCCTGAAGACCCTGCAGCGCTCGATCAAGCTGCAGATCGCCACCGACGCCAAGGACTACCGCCCCGAGTGGCTGGACTGGCTGTGGACCTGCTTCGGCGCCAAGGGCCTGGTGGCGCTGGCATTCTGGTTCGGCTCGCTGTTCGCGGAGCAGATCCGCGCCGAGTTCCAGTCCTTTCCGTTCCTCGAGGCCACCGGCGAGGCCGGTGCCGGCAAGTCCACGCTGATCACCTTCCTGTGGAAGCTGCTCGGCCGGGCGGACGAGGAAGGCCAGGACCCGTCGAAGATGACCAAGGCGGGCCTGCGCCGCTGGCTGACCCAGCTGTCGAACATGCCCATGGTCATGCTCGAGGCCGACCGCAGCGACAACAGCCGCGCCGGCGGCGCCGCCAAGTCCTTCGACTGGGACGAGTTCAAGCCGCTGTTCAACGGTCGCGCGTTGGGAGTGACCGGCCAGAAGACCGCCGGCAACGAGACCTACGAGCCCCCCTTCCGCGGCACCCTGGTGATGAGCCAGAACGCCACGGTGCAGGCCTCCGAAGCGATCATGACCCGTATCGTGAAGCTGCACTTCATTCGCCCGGAAATCACCCGCGAGAGCCAGGCCGCGGCCGACAACCTCAACCACCTGGGCGTGCTCGAGGTCAGCCACTTCCTGCTGATGGCCATCCGCGCCGAGGCCCGCGTGCTGGAGTGCTTCCGCGAGCGGCTGAAGGTTCACAGCGCGACGCTGCGCGCTCTGAAACAGATTCGTATCGAGCGGCTGATACTCAACCACGCGCAGATGATGGCCCTGGTCGACGCGCTGCGCCTGGTGGTGCCGCTGTCCGAGCACCAGCTCGCCTGCGCTCAGCAGACCCTGATGACGATGGCCCTGGAGCGCCAGGACGCCGTCAACGCCGACGCGCCCGAGGTGGCCGAGTTCTGGGAGGTCTACGACTACCTCGAAAACCTCAGCGAAGAGCCGGTGCTCAACCACAGCAAGAACCCCGGAACCATCGCCATCAACCTCAACGAGTTCGTGAAGCTGGCCGCCGACCACCGCCAGAAGGTGGCCGACGCGGCAACCCTGCGCGACCTGCTGAAAGAGTCCCGCCGGCACAAATTCATCGAATACAAGGCCGTCGACAGCGCAGTGCGCGCGGCACACGCCCGCCAGAACCCTTTCACCACCCGACCCAGCACCGTCAAGTGCTGGATTTTCCAAGCCTGACCGGCGCGGCAACGCCGGAACTGCAACCCCAAAGGAGAGACACCATGCAACTGAACGTAGAACGCGGCGCACGGATGACCGGCAAGACCATTCGCCTGCGCCAGGCCGCACGTAAGGCCGGTCAGGAAGAGCACCAGATCATCAGCGGCAGTCTCTACACACCGTTCGACCTAGAGCTGTTGGTGCGCCACCGCATCAGCCACGGCGCCAAGGTGATCTGCATCGACGAATGCAGTGAGCAACAGATCAAGCACCTGCGGCACCTCAAAGGCGATATCCCCAGCGACCTCACCATCCACGCCGTTGTAGCGAACTGACCGACGACCCTCGACCCGGCGCGGCAACGCCGGGACCACAAACCGATAGGAGAGACACCATGCAACCCCTCCCCCACGACTATCTGCGGTTGATCCACGACTTCCAGGCCAGGCAGCAGGAGAACGAGGTAGCCGGCATCACAGCGTTGAAACGCCTGCTCCCGATCGCACAGCGCGACAGCGGCCAGAGCGGCGTGATCGGTCGGTTCCTGCTCGGCCTGTACAACGGTCAGGCTCACCGCTTCGACCTCACCGAGCTGCGCGGCCTCGACCCAGCGCTGTTCGATGCGTGCCTGTCCGTGCTGCGCATGGACTACGCCCCGAAACAGGAAGTGCATGAGTACTTCGAGGACGGCGACGCGATCTGGCAGGACCTGCGCAAACGCTGGGCCGCAGCATCGCTGCCGGCATAGGGAGACTGACTGTGGATGTGATCGACCAGGCCAACGAACGGGCCGAGAACATGATCCAGGCCGCCCTGGCCCAGCGGACGAACACTCGCCCGGCGCCCAGCGCCCTCTGGTGCGAGGACTGCGGCGAGCAAATACCCGAGGCTCGCCGCCAGGCCGCCCCAGGCTGCAAGTGCTGCATCAGCTGTCAGGAACTGCGCGAACACCCCGCGCGGCGCTGAAGAAGAGGCGCCAGGGAGCGGCAACTCCCTGGCGCCGACCACCCCAAAGGAGAGACACCATGCAAGCGAATCAACCCCAAGGCGGCGACGCCAAGGCTAGCACAGCCACGTCAGCCACCCGCACTCGTCCAGCGATGGCCAGCAAGCGGCTGGACCTTCCGAGCACCTGCGACATCTGCGGCAACGCGCGTTCCACCGGCAAGCACCAGCGCTGCAGCCGGATTCGCCAACAGGCCAAGGCGGTCGAGTGGGCCAGCTACATGGCCAACCTGGCGGCCAAGAAAGCGCAGGGAGGGCGTCGGCATGCTTAAGCGTACCCTCTACCACTTCCACTTCTGCTGCGGCCTCGGCGGCGGCGCCGCAGGCTTCAACCGGGCGCGTCCGCGGGTCGGCAACGTCGAGGCCGAATGGGTCTGCCTCGGCGGGATCGACGTGGACCCAGCCGGCCTGCGCGACTTCGAGCGACTGGCTGGTGTCCCGGGCACCCTGCTGGACCTCTTCACCCGCGACCAGTACGTGCGGTTCCACGGCAAGGAGCCGCCGGCGGGCTGGCGGGAGGCAACCCCGGAGGACATCCGCCGCGCCGCGGGCGGGCGCCGACCGGACGCCGTGTTCATTAGCTCGCCCTGCAAGGGTGCCAGCGGCCTGCTGTCGGAGAAGATGAGCCTGACCCCGAAGTACCAGGCGCTGAACGAGTTGACGCTGCGCTGCATCTGGCTGATGGGCGAGGCATGGGCCGATGACCCGGTGCCGCTTATCGTCTTCGAGAACGTCCCGCGCCTGGCGAGCCGCGGCCGGCACCTGCTTGACCAGATCAACAGCCTACTCGGCGGCTTCGGCTACGCCGTGGCGGAAACCACTCACGACTGCGGCGAACTCGGCGGCCTGGCGCAGTCCCGGAAGCGCTTCCTGCTTGTCGCCCGCCACGTCGAGAAAGTGCCGCCCTTCCTGTACGAACCAGAGAAGAAGTCGCTCCGCGCCGTCGGCGACATCCTCGGCCGCATGCCGCTTCCCGGCGACATCGAGGCCGCCGGCCCAATGCACCGCGTACCGTCCCTGCAGTGGAAGACCTGGGTGCGCCTCGCCCTGGTGCGCGCCGGCAGCGACTGGCGCAGCCTGAATGACCTGGCCGTCGAGGACGGCTACCTGCGCGATCTGATCATCGTGCCGGAGTACCACCGGGGCGTCCTGGGCGTGAATCACTGGGGAGATTCGTGTGGCGTTGTCGCCGGCGCGAGCCGCCCGATGAACGGGCGGTTCTCAGTCGCGGATCCTCGCGCGCCGGCAAACGCCCTGCAGTACCAGCAGTACGGCGTGCGCCGCTGGACCGACACCTCGGGCGCTATCATCGGCGTCAAGTCGCCCGGCCAGGGCACGTACTCCGTCGCCGATCCCCGCGGCCAAAGTTTCGGCAAGTACCCGGTCACCGACTGGGACGGTCCGTCCGGCACCGTGATCGCCGCTAGCACCACCGGCCAGGGAGCTTTCGCCGTGGCTGACCCGCGCCCAGGCGGCGTCCGGCACAACAACGTGTTTCGCGTCGTCAGCATGGGGAGCCACGCCGGAACCGTCACCGGCGGGCACTCGCCCAGCTCCGGCGGCCAGGCTGTTGCCGATCCCAGGTACCACAACTGGCACCCAGGGGCGAGCAGCCGCAAATTGCACGTCGGCGAGTGGGGAAGCGCTACCGGCACGGTCACCGGCTCCCAGCAGGTGGCCAGCGGCGCGCTGTCGATCGCTGATCCTCGAGCATTCGACCGGCAGCCTGGCGATGCCTGGGTAGGCGGTGGCCACTACGGCGTGATGGGCTGGGACCAGGTGTCCGGAGCCGTCTCCGCCAGCGCCCGCTACGACAACGGCCGCTGGAGCGTCGCCGACCCGCGCATGCCGGCGGCGAACGACCGGCTCACCTGCATCATCCAGTCACTGGACGGCACCTGGCACCGGCCCTTCACCACTCTGGAGCTAGCCGCGCTGCAGAGCTTGGTCGACCCCGAAGAGCAGTTGGTCCTCGACGGCCTGAGCGACAGCGACTGGCGCGAGCGCATCGGCAACGCCGTACCGCCGGCCGCGGCCGAGGCCATCGCCAGCGTGATGGGCACCACCCTGCTGCTGGCCGAGCAGGGCGAGACGTTCATGCTCAGCAATACGCCTATCTGGGTGCGCCCGGTTGCGGTGGCGCTGAGCGTCGCGCAACAGGAGGTGCAGCAATGAAAGCCCTTTCCCCACGCCAGAGTGACATCTTCGCCGCCGGCGCCCAGCGCCTGCAGATGACCGAGAGCATCGAGCTGACCATCCAGAGCATGCAGGCCTACGGCGCAGACCATGAGCACTGGGCTGTGGCCTGGTCCGGCGGCAAGGACAGCACCACCACGCTAACGCTACTGATCTGGCTGATCGACACCGGTCGGGTCAAGGCACCGAAGACGCTGACCGTGTTCTACGCAGACACCCGTCAGGAACTGCCACCGCTGGCCATCGCGGCGCGCCAAATCATGGATGAACTGCAGGACCGCGGCATCCACGTCGAGGTGGTATGCGCACCGCTCGACAAGCGCTTCATGGTCTACATCCTGGGCCGCGGCGTTCCCCCACCGAACAACAACACGCTGCGCTGGTGTACCCGCCAGATCAAGATCGACCCGATGCAGGCCGCCCTGGAGCAGCGACTGGCCGCGCTCGACGGGAATGTGCTGATGATCACTGGCGTGCGCCAGGGCGAAAGCGCCATCCGCGACAAGCGGATCGAGATGTCCTGCGGTAAGGACGGCGCCGAGTGCGGACAGGGCTGGTACCAGAAGGTCCTGCCCGAGGCAAAGGGCCTCAAGGGACGGCTCGCCACCCTCGCACCACTCCTGCACTGGCGCGTCTGCCACGTCTGGGAGTGGCTGAAGCACTGGGCGCCACTTGCCGAGTTCGGCGACTGGTCCACCGCGATGATCGCGGACGCCTACGGCGGCGACGAAGCCGAAGAGATCAACGCCCGTACCGGCTGCACCGGCTGTCCGCTGGCCAGCGAGGAGAAGGCGCTCGAAACCGTGCTGGCCATGCCGCACTGGGCATACCTGGCGCCGCTGCGCGGCCTGAAAGAGCTCTGGCGAGAACTGCGCGAACCCCAGCACCGCCTGCGCAAGGCCGGCATCGAGCGGCTGAAAGACGGCAGCATCGCCGCGAACCCCCAGCGCATGGGACCGATATTGCTGGAGTCCCGCCTGTTGGGCCTGGAGCGCGTCCTGGCCATCCAGACCGAGTGCAACGCCGCAGCCAACCGCCTCGGCCGCCCTCACATCGACCTGATCAACATCGAGGAAGAGGCCCGCATCCGCGAGCTGATCGCCGCTGGCACCTGGCCGGACGGCTGGCATGGTGGCGAACCGATCGCCACCATGCCTCTCGACAAAATTTTCGCCGACGGCGCGGTGCAGCCGCTGCTGTTCTGCTGAGGACTGCACCATGCACGACTTACTCAAGATGCTGGACAACCCGCGCAGCTTACTGAACTTCTCGCTGGCAGTTCTGGTTGTCCTGGCGGCGTTCTTCATGTTGAAGAGCGGCGCGCAAGCTGATTCGAGGCCCGTCATCGATGCCCAGAAAACAGGGGCCATCATTCTAGTCAGTCCCGAGGGAGACAGGGCGGTATGATCAAGCAGCCCCCGGGCACAATCCTGACCTTCGAGGATCTGCAGCAGCTAACCGGTTACACCAAGCGCTCTGGTGTAGAGCGGGCACTACGTAAACAGGGAATCCGTTGGTTCTGGGGCCGTCACGGCCCTTGGACCACTGTAGAGCTGATTAACCAGGCCGGCGGGCTGCGGCCGGCGACTCAGGAGCAGTACGGCGTCGAGATTCTATGAGGCGATCCAGGAAGCACAATCCCAACATCCCCCCGCACATCGACCAGGCCGCTATCCCAGCGGCCGTTTTCTTTGACCACCGCGGCAAAGGTACCTGGTACACCCTGCACCGTGATGAGGCCGGCCGGCAGCGCCGGCAGAACATCGCCAGCAGTTCGGCCACACTGGCCGAGCTGCACAAGATCATGGAGGTGCGCAACGGCATCGACCGCGAGAGCCTGAACCACCTGTGCGAGCAGTACCACGGCAGCGCCAAGTTCAAGCGGCTCGCGCCGAAGACCCAGGACAGCTACACCTGGTCTCGCGACGTCCTAGTCAACATCCCCACCAAGCTCGGCAAGCCTCTCGGCGAACTGGCCGTGCGCAAGTTCACCCCCGCGCTGATCCAGCGGATCATTGACCGGATCGCCGACGAGGGGACACCGTCGAAGGCTGCCCATGCGCTGCGGTACCTGCGCCTGGTGATGCAGTGGGGGCGCAACCGCGGCTACCTGGACAACAACCCGGCCATGGGCATAGAGGCACCGGTAGAGCGCAAGCAGCGCCGCCTGCCGTCGCATGACGTGATGCAACGCCTGATCGACCGCGCTCGCGAGCTGGGCCAGCTGAAACGCGGGCAGAAGGATGCAGTGCCGCCGCACCTGAGCTACGTCATGGAGCTGGCCTACCTCTGCCGGCTGCGCGGCATCGAGGTCGTCACCCTGACCGACGCCAACGAGCTGGCCGAGGGCGTGCTCACCAACCGGCGCAAGGGCAGCCGCGACAACGTCGTCACCTGGACGCCGCGCCTGCGCGCTGCCTGGGACGCCGCCAAGGCTCGCCGCGCCCAGGTATGGAAAGCCCGGGGCACGGCCGTGCCGGTCAACCCCGAGAAGCGCTTCATCATCACCGCCGAGCACGGCGGGCCGCTGGGCAAGTCTGGCCTGGACACTGCCTGGAACCGTTTCATCCGCAACGCCATCACCGCGGGCGTCATCACCGCCGAGCAGCGCTTCGGCCTGCACGACCTCAAGCGCCGTGGCATCACCGACACCCCCGGCACCAGGGCCGACAAGCAGGAAGCCAGCGGCCACCGCGACGAATCCATGCTCGACATCTACGACCTGAGCGTCCCGAAGGTCGCCCCCTCCGCTCTCTGA